CTATTGGGCACCAATTAAGGGTGCTATGATAGGTACTTATTGTACCCTCTTAGGTATTCAAGCTTATATACATTTGATATTAATTGATATGTTTTGGGATTACAGTATACCATATTCAACAGCGTGTGATATTATGGGTCCCTTTGCTACGATTATATTTTTTATATTGTATTATTGTTTTCCTGGAGTTCTGAACTTCTTGGCCTTCCATTTCATGCGATTATTAACATTTTGCTTTGATGGTTTGAGAAACGATTTTGTAAATAGATTTAATGTAGGAAGACATATTGAAGCTGAATTTGGGCGTATTTTACATAACTTTGGAATAAGAGTTTTTGATACTTTCAAGGCTCCACTCTTCGTTCTCCTCTTAATTAAGGTTTTAACAAGTGTTATGGCTCTAGCGTGGATGTCTGGTAGTAAAGATCTCGCTAAAGATCCTATACAATCGAGCGAGCCTAAAATTGAGTTGCAAGGAGGTAAGGAGAGTAGTATTCTCGGGAAAGGTTCACCCCCTCCTGGAACACATAATGAGAAAGAATCATCCTGGATTAAACCCGATTATGTGGTTACAGACTTCGATTTTAATAGAAAAATTTTATCTTGGAAGGGTTTGCCCCCACACCAAGTAAATACTTATATAACTAATAATGTTGTTTCACTAATTTGGTTTAGAACTGGATATCAAAGATCAGCATCAGTGGCTATATGTTTAGCTGGTAATTTTTACTTAACAACTAATCACACAGTACCTGAGGATTTTTCCCCAGGTCTTGACGTTGTAAGAAAGGAAGGCGAGCGTATACATTGCATGTTATCTAATCAAGATGTTATCAGATTTCCGGAGAAAGATTTGTGCCTGATAAGAATCAATGGTGTTCCAGCTAAGAGATCAATTAAAGAGCTATTCTCACCAGATACGTTTGTGTATGAAGGACCGGCTATGATGAAACTTAGAGATAAGAAAGGTGTAACAACCAATCTTAATCTAGGCAGAGTATGCTTGGCTCCTAATTATTACAATCCTCATTTGAACTTAAACCAAGATATGTATTTTGGAACCACCCCCACTTTCTTGGGTATGTGTGGAGCACCTATTTGTTGCTTCACTGATGTAGGTCCAATTATTTTAGGTTTACATGAAGTGGGTAATTCAGAATGTTGTGGGTCTATCCGTATTACACAGAAAGATATTCAACATATGATGCAAAGTTTCACTCCTATAGAACCTTCTTGTCCTGATTTACATGGTGAGATTTTGGCACCTATTCACCATAAATCTCCTGTGAACTTTGTTCAAGATGCACAAATTGATGTGTATGGTACATTAGGTAATTGGCGACCGACTCCTACATCACATGTGGCTAGAACTTTGAGTTGTCCATTATTGATGCGTGATGGATTTCCCTTAATTATGGGAAACCTGTTATGGCAGGATGGCAACCTTGGTATAGAGCATTTAAAGAGATTACTGATAGTAGTAATTCTTTTAATGAAAACTACATTGAGGAATGTAAAGAGTCTATGCTTGAGCGTTGGTCTCGAATACCTATGAATGAGAGAAAATTGCAAATATATGATATTAAGACATGTGTGAATGGTTATCCCGGTTGTAAATTTGTTGATAAAATTAATAGAAATACTAGTGCGGGTTTTCCTTTCCGCGAAACAAAGAAAAGACATTTCATATATTTACCCTCTGATGAAATATATCAAGATCCTATCCAATTTACTGATGAGATCCATGAGATGGTTCAGAAGAGATATGATCTCTATCAAAATAACCAGCAATCACACCCTATCTTTGTTGCTACACTTAAAGACGAGCCCTTGAAGATGGCAAAGATTAAGGCTTTCAAAACAAGAGTTTTCTATGGCGGACCTGTTGATTTTACTATTATAGTAAGAATGGCACTTCTATCATTTTTAAGACTCTCAATGAATAATCCTTTTATTTTCGAATCTTC